ATCACAAGGCACAGACGTTATTTACAGAGATAAAATATTTGTAACATCACAAGATACACAAGAATTCAAAGCAACAAAAGACCATTACTATTATGAGTAACGATGTAAGATTATTACAATTGAGCAATTATGCGCGCCCAAAATTAGAAGAAAACAAATCTAAGAACTGGGTATTAAACGGTAAAAATAATTCGTTCTATCAATACGTAATAGATCGTTTTAATGGCTCGCCAACCAATGCTGCGATTATTGACAGTTATGCAAATCTTATTTATGGTAATGGCTTGCGTTCACGAAACAATAACACAAATGCGTGGATAAATTTTGTTTCAATATTAAGACCTAAAGAAGTTCGCAAGATAGTATCTGATTTTGAATTATTCGGGGAAGCTTCTTTTCAAGTAATAAAAGCAAAAGACAAAAAGAAACTTGGCGCAATTTATCACATCCCTAAACAGCAAATTGTACCGTCTTTAGAAAACGAAGATGGAATTATTGAAGGGTATTGGCATTCTAAAGATTGGAGCAACACAAATAAATACCATCCTGTCTACTATCCTGCATTTGGAACTTCAAAAGAAGAAATAGAAATTTATTGCATTAAACCATATAAGGCAGGGAAAAATTACTTTAGTGATCCAGATTATTTGAGTGCTTTGCCTTATGCCGAAATGGAAGAAGAACTTGCAAACTTCTATATTAATTCTATTAAGAAGGGGCTAAGCGCTGGCTATATAATCAATGTTCCGGACGGGGGCACAATGACACCTGAAGAAAAAGACGTGTTCGAACAAAAAATAAAAGCAAAACTAACTGGCTCGCCTAACGCGATGAGTTTTGTTCTTTCGTTTAATGGGCGTGATGCCGAAATAACTATAATTCCTTTTCCTGTTAACGATGCGCAGCATAAACAATGGGAATATTTAACAGGCGAAAGCAGACAGCAAATAATGACAGGGCACAAGGTTGTGTCTCCTAAATTGTTCGGGATTATGTCGGATGGTGGTTTCGGAAACAATGCTAATGAACTTGATGAGGCAGAGGCTCAATTAATGAAACGTGTCATACAACCAAAACAAACGCCTATAACTGAGGCTTTTGAAGAGGTTATTAATTTTTACGGTATAAATTTGGATTTATATTTTGCTCCATTAACGGAACAAAAGGCCGTCCAAATGCACTCACACGACGAAAAAAAAAAGATTGATTTAAGCGAGTATGGAGAAGATGAAAATCTTGACGAATATGAATTGATTGAGGTTAAGCCAGTTGATTATGAAGAGGAAGATAAATTAACTTTAGCAAGCGTAAGCAGCGGAACAGCAATTCCAAATGCTAAATCTAAATTTGACACTGAATTTTATATTTATCGATATCGATACGCAGGAAATGCAAATCCAGAACGTCCATTTTGCAAGGAAATGATGCGCAGAAACAAGATTTACAGGCGTGAAGACATAGATTTAATGGGAGAAAACAATGTAAACCCCGGATTTGGAATGCACCCAACACCTAACGAACCTTATTCTATATGGAAATATAAAGGAGGCGGATTATTGAGTGCTAATTTTACAGGTGGAACTTGTAAACATTACTGGGAAAAGTTAACCTATCGTAAAAAAGGTGTAAAAATTGACGTTAATAATCCTAAAAACGAACCAAAAGAAAGTAGAGCATCAGGAATAGCGGGAATAGCACCGCACGACATTTAAAATTATGGCTGAATTACTATTTATAACACCGACAGAAATGACCTATTCCACTATTTTAAGCGGAAATACTGATACGGACAAGTATATTTTCTGTATTGCAGACGCTCAAATATCGGTTATTGAACCGTTGTTAGGTTCTATACTGTACGATAAGATTAAAGTAGACAAAGAAGCGAATACATTATCCGGCTTGTATCTTGAATTATACACCGATTTCATCAAGCCAATTGCCAAAAATGAAGCAGTAGCACAGTATATTGAAATAGCGTCTTACACGGTAGATAATGGTGGTGTTGTGAAACATACAGGCGATAAAATCGAAGTAGTAAGTAAAGATGAGTGTCAATATTTAGCGGGCAAATATCACAACTTGGCACAAATGTATATTGGACGTTTCAATAAATGGATTTGTAAAAATTCATTACCAGAATACCAACAATGTCAAGACGAAGTCGATGCGCAAAAAGTAAAAGTTTCTTTCGGATGGAAATTGTAAACGGATATAATAGAAAGTGTAAAGATAGCGTAGGTGGATTGCGTAAAATTTGGTTATGTAAATATGTGAAATATTCACGTAGTCAAATTTTAACAGACGGTAATATTTTAGTATCTTTTCCTGATACTTTTATTTATTCCTTTCATAGTGTAGAAGCTTCGAATGCTTCGGAATCGATGGAACAAACAGATGGAGGAAAGTTTTACAATCAAAGTATTTCCGTAACTTTTCAAGGAGCAGACCCGAAAGAAATTGAACTTTTGCAAAATATAGATTTCAGAATTTTATATTTAGACAACAACGGAATTTATAAAATATTTGGTTTACGCAACGGAATGGAGGCGGGAACAATAACCTATGAAACAGGATCGTCAAAAGCAAACTTAAACGGTTTTAAAATAACTTTTACAGGAAAAGAAAAAGAAGAAGCGGTCTTTGTTGTGGATTTGGAAGATGTTGGATTTATTGAAGAAGGTGTTGCGCCGGAACATTATTTATTACTGCAAAATTCAGACTTTTTTATGTTGGAAAATGATGACAATTTAATTTTACAAAATGGCTAACAGAAAATTAACACAACTTACTGAATTAACATCATTAGAAGATAATGATTGGAAGTATGTTGTAGACACTTCCGACACGTTAGAAAGCCCACAAGGAACGAGTAAAAAAACAAGGATGTCGTCTATTTGGGATTATATTCGTGGAAAAGCGGACGCCCGTTATGGAACGGTTACGGTAATTTCAAATCAAAGATATGAAGCAGCAGGACAGGATTATATTTTACCCCTGGCAGGAGCAACAGCTAATATAGCCTACATAGATGATTACCCACAACATTTGGAAGATCCTTCGCATTTAGCCGATTTAAACACATATACACAAACTGACGACACCGTCACGTTTAAACAAACAATTGAAACAGGTTCAATAATTCGAATATACTATTACTTATGAAAAAACTAATTTTATTTTTACTACCACTTTTTGCGTTGGCTCAGAATCCGTTTAATCCTCCTTATGGGATTAAAAACACGGTAGCACCAACTAATTCTACACCTACATACTTTGTTACTCAGGAAACGGATGGAGTTCACAAGAAAACACCCGCTGCTTTAATAGCGACTAAATCTGAATTGGATTTGAAACAAACCGTTTTTACTGGTATTTGCCAAAAGCAATACTTGACAGAGAATGATTTCACTATTGACAATTCGGCATTGACTTTGACTATTTCAACCGTTAAAAACGGTACTGCAATTTCAGCACTTAACCCAATTCGGTTTTTTACCGACGGGAGCGGTATTGCTGTGATGCACGAAAAAACAAGTCCCGTTACCTTTAATTTTACGAATACGACTGGGATATGGTACTTTTATTTCGACAGTTCTGGAAATCCAATAGCCACTCAAGCCCCGTGGACTGAATTCGCTACAATCGCAACTGTTTACAGATTTTATTGGAACGCCACATTAGGAGTTGCCGATAGACGAGTTATCGAGGCTGTTGAGTTTCATAAAAATGATGTGTCGTGGGTGGATCATTCTTGGAAGCATCTCGATGGTGCGAAATATTCCAGCGGATTAACAATTTCAAGCAACGCAATTTCAGCTGGAACACCTGCCGTGGATGGCTCTAATGCTGTAATAACTTTGTCGAGCGGTACAATCTTGGATGACAACATTTACTACACCGTTACTAACACTGCGACAGGCTCGGTTAAATTCACGCAGAATTTAGGTACAGGGTTGCTACCTGCAACATCAGGGAAATTCATAACTATTTCTAATGATTCAGGTGGATTATTGCAAAAGATACCAGCCACGGATTTTCCATTTTTATGGAATAGTGGGACCAACACTCCAGAATATTTGACCGTGAACGGCACACGTACAGCCGTTACGGCTAATAATTATTTTGTTTACTACGTCTATGCATTGCAAGACCCACGCTACGGAGAAACGATAAAAATCAAAAGTGCGGAAACCGACTTCGCAAATTTAACACTCGCACAGGCACACAACTGGGAACAATTACAAACGCTTTTTCCTACGTTGCGAGACGGGGAAATACGACTATTGTATAAATTGACTTTCGAATATAAAACCAGCTACGATGTTGGTACTAAGAAATCAGTTTTACGATATGTTGATGATTTAAGAAAACAAAAAACAACCACTACTGCCGTAGCTTCTGGAACTGTTCCGGCCACAAATGTAAGTGTTTCGCCTGTTGGAGGTATTTCTTCTACAAATGCTCAATCGGCTTTGCAGGAGCTGGATAGTGAATCTGAAAAATTAGCCAACAAACAAAACAACCTAACCATAGACGGTACAGGCACGAAATACCCAACTGTTGACGCTATTAATGCAGCATTGCCTAAAAGTTACGCAACAATCGTTTACGTAAACGCAACATCACCAAATACTGCGACTATTTTTGATGATGAAAATCCACCTATAACGAATGATAATGCGCTAAAACTAAACATCGATAATCTATACATCGGAAACGATGCATCGACTTGGGTGTATAATGGTAGTACATATGTGACTAAAACAGTTCCATCCACTTCTAATTTCTATATAGAAGGAACTTTGACAGATGCTGGAAATAGCAAAACTGCAAATTTGCAGCGTTCGGGAGTTTCTTATTTTGGCGGAGCTTTATATTCAACTCAAGAAAT